ATATATAATATATTGTAGGCACTTTTGGGGTATTTGTCATTTTGACAACCATTTCCCCAAATGACCTACCAAAAATCCCAAAAAAAAATTTGAAATAAAATTTTAGCAAAAAATTAAATTAAAAATTAGAAAATTCGTGTTAGTAAAAGAAATATGGGGGATTTAAAATCCCCCATATTTTTTTCGGCGAAGCCTTTACATTTAATTTATGCTAAAATCTGAAAAGGTCGTATTCGGTAAAATAAATATGGGGGATTTTAAATCCCCCATATTTTTTTCAAACTTGGGGGAGCGGGAACCGCCCCCCAAGGTAAAAATAACGGACGCCTTTAGGCGTCTTCAATAATAATTAAAAATTTTCCCTCAAATTGCAAAATCTTTCCCCAACAAAAAAATTGAAACAAAATTTTACTTAAGATTTTAATTAAAAATAAGTATTCGCAATTATACAAATAATTATTTTTTTAAGGGAATCTTTCTCTAAACTCTTGATACAAAGGGTTATTTCTTGCTTGTCTTTCTTCGTAGAATTGGATATAGTCAATCATCATATTATTTAATTCAAGTTTTGTTTTATCATTAGGTATTTTTTGTATTAACTCCTTAATAAGTAGTTTTTTTACTACATTGTCTCCTGATACGCATTCGTGAATTGAAATATATTCAATTGCGAGTTTTTTTATATGTTTATCAAAACCATATTTATTTACAAATCCTCTTATTTGTGGAATATCTAAATAAAGTGTGTGGTGGTATTTTTTTTCATTTTCCATATAATATTACTAAAGAAATTAATTTAAATCTTTTTCAGCAATTCATAAGGAATATAGAAATAGTTATTTGTTTCAACTCTTCCTCTATCAAGCCTTCCACCCTTTGCGAATCTTAATTTATTCTCTTCTTCTAAATTATACTTCCAATAAAATAATCCATCTTGAAATTGAAAACAGAAATAAGTTTCCTTACCTTTATCCTTACAATATTTTAATTTATTAACTCCAACCATTGTATCTTTGTATGTTGTAGATAAACATTTTCTACTCTTTAATTCTACTAAATATTCATCACTTTCATAATCAAAAATACAATTTCTTTTTGTTTGTTGTAATTCAGGACAATTTAAAAAAATCTTAAACTTCTCAAAGTTATTAATTTCACTTTCTAATCCAAAAGATAAATCGTTATTTAATTTTGAAATATATGTAGTCATTTAATATATTTAAATATTTTAATTTGAAAAAAATAAACGAATATATATATATGAAAGACGAAACTTATTATTTCCATCAAACACCAGAATTACTTTGTAAAGAATTAATGAAACATATACCATTAGAAGATAATGATGTAGTATTAGAACCATTTAAAGGTGAAGGTAGTTTTTACAATAATTTTCCCAATAATGTAATGAAAGAATGGTGTGAGATACAAGAAGGAAAAGATTACCAAGAATACGATAAAAGTATTGATTGGGTTATATCAAATCCACCTTTTAGATTAGAAACAAAAAAAGGAAGGATTAATTCATTTTTTTATTTATTAAATTATTTTGCTTCTCGAGTTAATAAGGGTATTGCTTTTTTGGGAAATGATAGTTGCTTTTCAACACTAACACCAAAACGATTAAAAGAACTAAATGATAAATATGATTTATACATTCACGATATAGTGGTATGTAATATTAAAAAATGGCGTGGAAGATATTTTTTTATTATATTCAAAAAAGGTAAATCTGATTTTTACAAATATATACAAGGAAATTTTTAGGAAAATAAACGATTTAATATTTTTATATTTTCATCTAAAGAAGGTGTATTCCAAAGAAGATAAACACTAAATAAAGCAGGTGAAGGTATTACATTTTCTATTAATTTCTTTTCTAATGGATTATTTAGATGTCTGGCTAAAAAAGCATCTCTTTTTTGTTTCGTTGCACCTTCTACATAAGTTATTGCTCCCTTTAATCCAAAATGATATTCTTTTCCATCTGACATTACAACTTTATATTTCTTGTCTTTTCTATTTGATTTCTCTAAAGATACAATCTTCATATATTATATGGAAGAAAATTGTTGCATCTGTTTTGAACCTACTAATCATACTTTACCTTGTTATCATCATCATTGTATTACCTGCTTAAAGCGTCATATTAAAAAATCTAATCTGTGTTGTATTTGTAGACAAGAATTTAATACACAACCATACAAGTATATTCCACCAACTCATACACCTAATCTAAAGTTAAACAAAAAAACAAAACAATTCTTTAACAAATATATCAGTTCAAGATACTTATTGAAAAATAATAAATATCAGAGATGGTATGCTGGATTAATGAGTTGCTATCATAATTTCATATATGTAAATAATCAATACATTAATCAAGAAGTAATTTCAAAGATGAATAAATATGATGTATTACAATTATACATTTACTTTAAAGATAAGAAATGTATTTTTCATTCGCAAGTAAAAAGAGAAATGATATATTCAATTGAAATGTTGCTTTGTAGTCCTGAACCTTATACTGTATTTGCTTTACTTTCTTCTTCTTTTTGAATTACCAATTCATCTTTTCCTTCTTCAATATTATCTTCAAATTCTACTGCTCTGTGTATTCTTAACATACCAAAACAAATTGAAACATTATCACATTTAGAAGCAAACCCATAACGTACTAATAACGCTAATGCTCCAAAAGCCATAGTTGCTATTCCTGTGAAGAAAACTGAATTAAATTCCGCGTACCATTTATCACTCATATATATACATAAGAAATTAAAGAGTTATATAGAAATAGACAGAATGATTTAATGGTCTTGTTTCTGTAGATGTGCGATGAGATGATGATACACCACCACCAAATGCTGGAAAATCGCTTCTGTTTGGTCTTGTTGTTCCCAATAAATACGCATCACTTGTATTACTCGTTGAACCACTACGCAAATAATTACCACTAAGACCTGAAGAATGAACGTGTGCTTCTAATGAATCTTGTTGAATTGTTCCAACTGCTTCAGGTGTATAAACGACACCATTAACTGTTCTCGCTGAACTTGCCATTCGTAAGAAGCACGCTGTAAAATCTGGAACATTAAAACTATTCCCATCTACACTTCCATATGTAGTTCCAATATATGAAAATAAATTCGCATATGTAGTTCTACTCACTGATTGACCGTTACATAATAAAAATCTTGTTGGAAAATTTGTTTGTAAATTTGCTGATATGTGTTGAATAATTGTTCCTGCTATAGCGTCTGCTTTTGAATTTAATTGTGATTGAATATTTGAACTACAATTTGCTAAATAACCAAATGTTGTTGGTGTGATATTGTTGAGGTCAGTAGTAAAAACAACCTCTTCTAAAACTATTTTATTAGTAATATTTGTTTGAGGTGTAGGAACATCACTATATGACATTTCTGTTGTTCGTTGTGCGAAATCATTTACAGTCGTAGTAAGTGTTGCTACATTTACATTTGTAGTATCCGTTTTGGTTTTTAAAGAGTTAATCTGTGTCTGTGCCGATGAGGTTAAACCTGAAATATAACCGAATGTAGTAGTTGATATATTATTTAATGTTGATGAAAAAGTTAATGTTGCTGATGATAAGGTGTTGGCTACTGATGTGGTTGTTCCAGAATATGATATGTCTGTTGTTTTGGTTTTTAAAGAATTAATCGCCGTTTGTAAATTTTCAGATGCTCCAGACAAAAACGCAAATGTTGTAGGTGCTATATTATTTAATGTTGATGAAAAGTTTAATATTGAGGTAGATAAGGTGTTTGCTACTGATGTGGTTGTTCCTGAATATGATATGTCTGTTGTTTTGGTATTTAGTGTTGAAACTGATGTATTTAAAGTTGAGACTGATGTATTCAAAGATGTAACAGATGAATTTAAATTTGTTATACTTGTATTTATATCACTTGATATATTGGATAAATATTGAATACGAGTCAAATTATTATTTGAGAGAGTGATAGACCCTGTAGGTTCTTTAATAACTAACGATGAATCTAACTGAAGTGTGTTAGTGAATTTACACAAACCAGTAAAAACATTATTCGCTGAAAAGTCAAATGTGGGTATATTGTTAATTTGAGATTGTAAATTATTTATACTAAATGCTATATCACCTTGGACGTTTGATAAATATGAAAATGTGACAGCCGATATATTATTTAATGAATTAGTAAAAATAATTTTTGGTATATTTGTTGTTGATGTTGCTGATGTGTATGTGATTCCTGTTATAGCAGTTGATAATGTGTTTAATTGTGGTTGTGCTGGACTCGTTAATGATAATGTCTGTGTAATTGCATTATTAAAATCAGTAACACTAAATCCGTTAAGGGTTCCTGTGAATTGTAATAAGTTGCTAAATGATGTCTGATTTGTTAATGATGAATAAGTTTGGTTTGTCGTTTTTGTTATTGTTGTTGGTATTGCTTGTAATTGGGCGTTAGTAACGACAACATTACCATTCGCTAATGATAAATTAGCATCAAGTCTAATATTTAGTTTAAACCATTGATGGGCGGTGAACTCATTTACCGCAGAAAATATTTTTACCGATGAAATTACTTGATTTGCTGTAGTTAATGTTACGAAGGATGTATTATTTATACTTGTTGATGCGATACTATTTACTGGATATGATAAAGTACCTGAAAATGTAGTAGTATTTGTAGATTGGTTAAATGCTATATTCGTGCTTTTGAAAGCAACTTCACCAATATCATACACAACTGAATTAAATGTTAATTTTTGGTTTCCTGTAATCTTAACATTAGTAAAATTAATGCTATTAGTTGCTGAATCGTCAAATACTATAGTATTCGCAGGACTTCTAATTGTTCCATTTCTGATTATCAAATTGCCTGACAAATCAATAAGGTCTCTAAAATAAGTTGAAGTTATTTTATTAAATGATGGGTCGCTATTCCATACAGGAAAACTCATTCTATATATACTAAAGATTTAATTTATTTTTACTATACGAACTGCTGAAAAACATTTCCCACTGCTCCAATTACTCCTGTTGTAGAATAAAGATTTTGCACATAAGTTGTCCCATATAAGTAATTAATTCCTAATGTCTGTCCTATTTGAACTATTGAACCATTAAGAGTAATAGCAGTAACTCCATTTTGACCTATATTTATTAATGGTGTAGGTATTAAAATAGATGGGGCTGTTAATGTCATACCTGTATTAGAATCCAATAATGCTGTAGTGGTATAAGAAGTTAATGTATTTCTATTTATAGTTGTCCCAATTTGACAAGTATTATTTATTTGTAATGGTCTGTTTGCTTCAATTTTCATATTAAACACAACATCATCGTTTAAATGAACTCCTGCCTCACCACCAAAATAAATTGAGTCAAGTAGAATAGGAACTATATTTTTTAGTCTCAAGTTTTTATTTGTAAGCATAGTAATATCGCCTCCAAATTCTGCTGTAGCATTACAATTTAAAGTAGAAATAGCATTTGTTCCTATTTGAGTAGTAGCTGCATTTATTGTTGTTGTTGTATTTGTAATAATGACATTTCCATTAAAATTTGTAGGTGCTAAAAACTGGTTTGTTCCTGCGAGTGCGTTGTCTTGATTCAAAATCCCTTCTAAAATGATATTATTACCATTAACCAGTTCAAGTGTATTATTAATTTCTACTCTGTTATTACATCTTAATACTCCTGCTAATGTGATTTGGTCTGTTGATGTTTGAGTAAATCCTGAAGTTAAATCACCTATTTCTAAAAATGGACTATTGAAAGTTTGAGATATTGTTGTTCTTGATGTTAGTGGGTTATATGATAATTGAGTACATTTAACTTGTAGTTCTGTAACATCTGTTTCTATTCCGTCTACTTGAGTGCCGAGTGTTGTTACTCCTGCTGCGGCGCCATTGGCTGTGGTCTGTGCTAATGCTGCTAATGCTCCTGCTCCTGTTGCTGTTCCCTGTGCTACGCCTGCTAATGCGAATGCTGAATTTGCTGTATTCTGTGCATTGTCTGCGTTAGTTTTTGCTGTATTGGCTGTTGCTTGTGCTGCGTCTGCTTTACTCACACCAGAATTTGCTGTATTTTGAGCGTCGGTAATTTGTTGCTGACAATTTGAGGTTAAACTCGCACATTGCGTAATGACATTATTTAAATCTCCTTTAGAAAATCCGTTTATTTTTGATGAAATAAATAAATCTGAAACATTAGTATTATTTGAAATAGTTGTATTTAATGATGTAGATGAAATATATTGAGTTTTTGTATTCAATGTTGAAATATCTGTATTTATTGGACTTAATGCTGTAGACAATTCTGTTTCGGTTACATAATTACCTAAATTTGTATTGATAGAATTTATTTGTTGCTGTGCTGATGAGGTTAAGTCACTTATCAAGGCAATCTTTTGTAAATTCGCATTAGTAAGTGTTATTGTTCCTGCTGATAGTAATAATGAACCTGTTGTTAAAGAAATGTTATTAGTGTAAGTAATCAAATTTGAGAATGTTTTGAGACCTGAAATACTTTGTTGACCGATTAGATTTACTGCCGTACCATTGACATAATTAACAGGAAGAGAACCAGTAGGTAAATTAATAATACCTGTTATTGATGTTGTATTACTTGAAAAAGATATATTAGTAGTTTTTGTTTGTAATGTTGATACATTAGTTTCAAGTGTATTTAAACGTGGATTAATATTACTTGATGTTCCTGATAGATAATTTATTAACGCCAAGTTAGAGTTCAAAATTGTAACTGAGCCGTTAGATGTTATTAAATCTGAATTTAATTGTATAGAAGAAAAAATTGTTGTTCCTGTGAATGTCTTATTACTTATATTTTGTGCTGTTGATAAATCTACAAATCTATTATTGTTATTTATACTTGTTGATGCTATAGAATTTGATGGAAAATTTTGTAAACCAGTATATGAGGTCTGGTTAAGACTCGCGTCATACGTGATACTTGGATATGGTGATATAGTCCCACCACCTACAAACGCCGAAAGAATTTGACCGATATTATAATTTACCCCTTGGTATTGAATTAATCCTGTTCCATTAATAAAAAAGTTTTCTGGTATATTTGTATATAGTGTATTTTCTGTGAAGGTGATAGAATTTGAACCATTAGTAATAGAACCAGTCAATATAATATCACCATTAGTAGTTAATTTATTTGTTTCAATTTCACCATTGGCTATATAAGTTCCAAGATTATCACTAAAGAATGTTGTATTACTTAGATATTTAGGCATCTTATATATATTCAATATTTTTTTTCTATTAATAATATATGGTATATACATTTGTCATTAATTCAAGAGATAAAATAAGTGGGGATAATAATAACGCTACTTTTCTTGTTAATTTTCGTATTCTTCCTGATGAAATTAAATATTACAACGTACATTATACATTTTATTCTACTCCTTCTTATTATTACGACCACGTAGATTCAAGTAATGATATAGTTAGTCTTAGTGGTAATGGTTGGATTGAATGTAATTTACCTTTTACAAAATCAGCACAAACAAACGGCTCACCTACAAAATTATTAGGTAATTGGGTTCGGCAAGTAGATAATAATGCTGATGTTGGAGGTGGTAATATTACTGCTATATGTTATTTACAATCGGTAAATGGAACAACAAATGTTCCTCGTGTAGTATCAAAACCATATACAGAAACTTTAAATGTTTCAATCTATAATTCGTTTAGCAATAATTTACAAACAGATACAGAAACCAATGGAACATTAACAAGTGATATGACAAGTTGGATTTTAACACTTAATTTAGAACCAGTATTTGAAGATATACTTTAATTTTTTTTTCTTTAGTTAATATATGCTTGGAAAGAAAACTGCTGTAGTGATTATCGGAAGAAAAAGTAATAATAATATGATTGGTGGAAAAGGTGGAATGAATAAAAATGAGAAAAAAGCATTAGAAAAAATGCTTCCAAATATTTACAATAAATCCAAACTGGAAAAGTAAGAAGATTTTTACATAATATATTTTTTTATTGAATGAAATATATTATTACAAAATTAGAGAATTAACATCTCAAAGAAATATAACCTGTTTGGTCTACAATAAACAGAGCATCAAAGAGACAGAAGAAATCAAGTGAAAAGTTATTACTTCCAACACCTCCTGACGATGCCTGAAAATATATTGACTCATTTAAGCAGTTAATTCCAGTTATTATCTCCGTTTGAGAGTGAAAAAGTTGTAGGTCGACCGCGACCGCGAAAGCATTTTTGTAACTATTAATAGTAGAATAACCTGCTTCAACACCTGTAGCGATACTTGCGGAAGCAACAGAAACATTATAATTATCAGCATTAATTAACGAACCTTTGTCTGTGGATGTAAGCGATTGGAAAACCTTATAGCACTCAACTAACCCCTCACTGAAACCTGCAGTATTTGAAGCATTTACCAGCGTAATAGGTGTCTGTGGAAAATTTTGACCGCTAATGGAAAAATAAACATATTCCCAGTTAGGATTAATTCGTGAAGATAAAGAATAACTATTTAAACTACCACTTGTAGTAGAAACTCTTGGTAAAACGTGAATTGAGCGTAATGAAGCAAGTTTTGCTGGAACTAATGCTGAATACAAACCACTTGTAGTTGCTTGTAAAGTTTGCGTATTTCTTCGTGCTGATTGTCCTACAAGAAAAATAGGACTATTGGTAGGTGCATTTGCTGTGACGAAAGATTGCCCTAAATCTGATAATTCAATATACGTCATTTCCAAAATAGCACTTGTTACTTTATATGTCATCACAGCGGCAGCATCAGCAACAGTAACTAAAGCATTAGCAGCGGTTTCTAAAAGTATTTCTAACCTGAGAACATCATTGATGGCGTATGCTGGAACCATAGAAGAAGCCCCTATTCCCAGAAGCCCAGACATCAGAGGAGTTGCGAATGTCGCACTTTCTTTAATCCAAGTTCCACTTGCTTTAGAGGCGGTCGTTCCAGTCGCAAGACCTTCAGAATTAATTGCTAAAAAAGCACCACGTCTAATTTCAGTAGGGTCATTTTTTGGAACATACATACCATAGTTTAGACTATTTGTGAGAGCATTAGCATAAGAAAAATTTGTATCAAGCATATAATTGTATAATAGGTTAATTCCACTGATACTTTCTATTTGGTTCGCTGATGAATAAAGCGTCTGAGTATTAAAAATACACGTAGAATTATGGTCTAAAAATGCTCCAGCACCTACTAAAGTTGCTGTCGCTCCAGCTGTTGTAAAAACTCCACTAATAACTTTAGTATCTGTCGGTCCTGTTCCTGTTGCTGATACTTGAATTGTATATCGTAAATAAGAAGAAGTTGGGTCTATATATGTGTTTTTTCTCATTCCGCACGGAATATTAAATACCATCGTAGAAGAAGGTAAAAATCCATCACCCACGTTATTTGCAGGGATTGAGACACGGTAACTTTTTCCACTAACTGCTGAGGGTTTCAAAGTATAATCAAACGCTTTAGAAATACCGAACTTATTGCCGATGAAATTAGAAGAGTCAGTAGCCATATAATAATTAAAGAAAAAAAAATTTTAGAATCTCCCATTTTGTAGTATTTCGTAAAATGACCTTGTCTTAAATTCTTTCTTTTTCAATAATGAAAATTCTAAACAAAGCGACCAATCACAATTATTTAAATCTAATAGATTTCCTAAAGTATCTACAAGTTGTATATGGATTCGTTGAAATACTGCTTCTTTTAATTCAATAAAAAAATCAGATTGTTTTTCATAGAAAATATATTCCATTGGATTACAATTACAAACTATATTACAAATAATATTATTCTTTAATACTTGATTAATTGATGAATTATTATATGTTGAATTAATTATGCTATTCCTAAATCCTACTTGAGAATTACTTGAAATAATTTGAATGCTATTTGTGTTGTAATTACTTAATAAAACATTAAAACTCCTTAATCCTGATAGATTAGAAACAAATTGTGCTGTTATTATTTTGTTTGTATTTGAAAAAATAGCATTAGTATTTAGTGATGAAATAAGAGAACCTGATATATAAATAAAATCATTTTGTAATCCTATAACATCACCAAGTAAAGAAACAGAATTAGTCGTGCCTATATCTGCTGGTTGAAAACTGATTAAAAAATTAGAATAATATGTATTACTACTTACCAATTGAAATATGTATTTACAAGTTATGTTATTGTATGTAATATTAATAGTTACATCATTAAATCCAGCATCACTTAAATCTTGATTAATTAAATTTATCATTGTTATTCTTAAAGATTCTGTATTATAATTTCCAAATGGAATAGAAATACTTATATTTGATTGACTTATTATTGTGTTTGTATTATCTATTAAAGCAATAGCGAGGTATGAATTTGTAATATTGATATTATATGTTGAATTAGGAAAAACTGCACTTTTTACAGCACATTTTAGTTGTATATCTTCAAGTTGTTTCGTTATTGGTAATCTTAAATCAAATATCATATCACTTTTAGCAGTTAAAGAATTACTATAAGTTGGAATTTTACTATCTAAAACGACTAAAAATTTTTCTTCAATTTGGTAGAAATCTGTTTGGTCTTCTATCATTTATATATTATGATTTATTATTTTTTTCTTTGGCTTCCTCATCTATTTTCTTTTCAACATTCTCTAAATATGCTTTCATTGCTTCTTTATCGCTAATAGGTGGTTGTTTCAAAAATTCTTCTACTGTCAATTCTTTTTTATACTTAATATCTTTAACAGTTCTACCATTTTCAAATCTATCTAAAATTGCGTGAAAATCTCCTTGTGGGAGAAATCTGTCTAAAGGGAAAGTTTCTGGGTAATCTTCTTCTTCCATATATTCTATTTAGAAAATATTTTTTTCTTTTAAATATATATAATGCCTCGCAAAATTAAAATTATTAATGAGACTATTGAAAAAGATGAAGAAGCTGAATCTGTTGAATCTGTTGAATCTGTTGAATCTATTGAATTACCACCTAAAACCATCCAACCTAAAGAAATTAAAGTAAAGAAACCAAGAACAGAAAAACAAATATTAGCATTTCAAAAGGTATTAGAAACAAGAAAGGCAAAAATGGAAGCAAAGAAAACTTTAGAAGAAAAAGTTGAAAATCCAATTGTAGAAGAAAAAGTTGAAAATCCAATTGTAGAAGAAAAAGTTGAAATTCCAGTTAAGAAGATAAAGGTAAAAGTAAAGAAAAATGTAGAAGAAAAAATTGAAATTCCTAAAGTTGAAGAAGTAGAAGAAAAAATTGAAATTCCTAAAAGAAGTAAAGGAAGACCAAATTTGACAGAAGAACAAATTGAATATAAGAAGACTTTACGAGAGCAAAAGTTAGAAGAGCAATTGACAAAGATGAAAGCAAAATTAGACCAACAAGCAAAGAAACAAGCAAAGAAAAAGATTTTAGATAAGATTAAACAAGAATTAATAGATGAAGGTGATGTTTCAGAAAGTGATGATGATGTAGAGATTAAGGAAATAATAAAAAAACAGAAAAAACCAATAGTTATTATTAATAGAATGGAACAACCAAGTACTCAAAGAAAAGTCATCAGACCACCATCTCCTCAAGTTGTGTTTTGTTAAAGGTCTATTTGAACGGATTTAGTTTTTCTTAATTTTTTTGGTTTGTCTTCACCTTTCATACCTTTTCTTTCTGCTTTTTCTTTTTTTGATTGTTCTTGTTCTTGAATTAATCTTATATTTTCTTCAACTGCTTTCTGTTCTTTTTCTTTTCTTAATCTTGTTTCTTCTTGTGCTTTTGCTAATGCTTCTTCATTTGCTTTTTCTTTTGCTTTTCTTTTTTCTTCTTTTACTTGTTTTTCTTTTTGTATTTCTTCTTTAGGTCTATTTGGCTGTCCTGCTGGTCTTCCTCTTTGTTTTTCTTTTCTTTGTTCTCTTTCTTTTCTTCTTTCCTCTAAATATTGTTTTTCTAAATCTAAATATTCTTTTCCTTTTTGATTTTCTCTCAATCCTTTAATTATTTCTGCTTTTGTTGGTCTTTTATCAGTTTCTCCCATATATCCTTCATCAATAGGTTCCGCAACAGGTATTTCAGCATTCATTCTATCTTGAAAATCTTGTCTATTAAATTGTGGTGCAGAATATGATTGACTAAATCCTTGTCTTAAATCATTAAATCCACTTCTATTACTTAAATCATTTTCTCTAAATGCTCCAAATTGTGGTTTTGATGGCTCTTCTTGTGTTGTTGTTTGTTCTTCTTTTTGTTGTGGTTCTGCTTGTTGTTGTGGTGGTTCTTGTCTTACTTCTTGTTGAGGGGGAACTTCCATTGGTGTTTTATTAAAACCATACAAACTCGGATTAAATGAAATTTTTATGTTTGGATTTATTCCTGATAAACCTTGTCCGTAATTACTTTTTTGATATTCTCTATCTTTATTTTCTAAATCATTTAATTCTTCTTCTGCTTGTGCTAATGTTTTCTTTGGTCTTGGTGTAGATTTTCTCCTTACGATTTTAGGCATCTCAATAACGATTTTATTTTCATTAATATTAGTGTTTTTGTTTGTATTTTTTGTTGACATATATTATATGATAATATTAAAAAAAACTAAAAAGATTGAAATACACCCTCCAGAGTTTCTTTGTGATTATCCATTAACAGAACACCTAAAAGACTTTCCACAATTTTCTTATATGAATGTTTTTAATACTACTGCTATTGTAGCACCCCCAGGTTCTGGGAAAACATCAATGCTAATTAGTATGCTTTCTCAAAAAGGAAAAGATAAAATATATAATAAGGTATTTGATTTTGTATATGTAATAATGCCTTCTCAATCAAGAAATAGTTTAAAGAAAAATATATTTGAAAAGCATACACCAGAACGATTATTTGATGAATTAACATTAGAGAATTTACAGAAAATATATGATGCAGTTGAAGAAAATAGTTTGAATAAAAAAACATCTTTAGTAATCTATGATGATGTAGGAGCAAGTTTGAAAAATAATGATATACAATTTTTACTTAAGAAAATGTCATTTAATAGAAGGCATCTAAAATTAGTTCAAATATTTCTGATTCAGTCGTGGTTGTCGTGTCCTTTATCAATTCGTAAATGCTTCAGCAATCTCATTTCATTTAAATTAAATAAGATAGAATGGGAAAAGGTAGTAGAAGAAACAATAGAACAAGAAAAAGATATTGCTTTAGGATTATTAGACTTATACAAAAAACCACACGATTATCTATTTATTAATATTACTACCCAAAAGATATTTTTGAATCAAGATGAAGTAGAAATAATAAATGAATAATTTTCTCTTATTATATTATGTATAGTAGTTTAAGAACCAATCAAAGAAAAAAAATATATACTGGGTATGTTCCAAATACATTTTCACCAAAACAATTATTAGGACAAGGTAAATTAACTAATGAGAAAGTCCTTGATAGAAATTTTTATCCTGATTTACCATTAGAAACTGGTTTAGATGTTTCGTATGAAGGAGATTTAAATAAAGCACAAGAAGAATTAAACCCTTATGGATACAAAATTGATAATGAATTAAGTAATAAGGAAACAAAAGTATTTTACAATCCATTAGAAAATAAAATGGTTTTTTCTGTTGCTGGAACGAATCCTTTTTCTTCTCGTGATTTAGGAACAGATGCTTATTTAGCGTTTTTAGGTAATGCTGGATTAAAACTAACAAATAGATATAAGGAAGCAGAATCAGTTTTAGATAGAGCAAGAACAAAATATAAAGGAAGTGAAAAAGTATTAATCGGACACAGCCTCGCTTCATCAATAATAAATACATTAAATACAAATCCTGACGAACAAGTCAAAACATTCGGCACTGGTAGTGGTCTATATAGTATGGGTGGAAAAGGTGAATCATACCGAACATTTTACGATATATTAAGTGCAACAAGTAAAGATAAAGTTATTCCATCTTATATTCCAAATAAAAAAGGAAATTTACGTTCATCTCAAAATATAGATTATCCGCAAGGTTATAGTGCTCATTCATACAAGAATTTAAAAGGAAGAAATGTATTTGTTTAATTAATTTAAAGATAATGTAAGACAATATACAATATGAAACCTGTTGATTATTCGAAAACAATAATGTATAAGATAGTTCCAAAAGATTTAAATTTAGACCTTATCTATATAGGTCATACAACTAATTTTAGATGTAGAAAAAACCATCACAAATTAAGTTGTAATAATATTGAATCTAAAAAATCTAATTACAAGGTATACAAAATGATTAGAGAAAATAATGGATGGGATGAATGGGAAATGATTGAAATTGAAAAATACCCTTGTAATGATAGTAACGAAGCAAGAAAAAGAGAAAGAGAATTAATGGAAGAATTTAATGCTAATTTAAATAGTAGAAAAAGTATTTGTTCTAAAAAAGAATATACAGAAACTCACAAAGAAGAAAAAAAACAATATGATAAAATAAGAAGAAATGGAAAAGATAGAGAAAGTATTTTAGAAAAAAAACGAATACATTATCATCAAAATAAAGATGCTATTAATGCTAAATTAAAAGAAAAACGATTACAAAAGAAAAACGAATGAATATTTGTTTAATTTATTAATTAAGTTTAGAAGAAAAAATTAATTTATTTGTGTAATATATGGGTAAAGTCTATTTATTTATTACGTGTTCTATTGATAATAAAGTTGGTGTTAAATGGGTTGGAAGAAGGCGTCAAGAATATTTTTTGGGTGTTTCAAATGTATTAGAACATACAAGATGTAAAGATATTAAACCGATTATTATTGAAAATTCTAAAGATGGTGCTTCTTATTTAGATATATTTGATTGTACCAAATTTTACACCAAAGATAATACGTTTGAAGAAAAAGATGATTATATCGTTCACAAAGGAGTTAATGAGATTCGTGATATAAAAAAAACATTAGAACTATTTGATATTGATGATGATGATATGATAATTAAATTTACTGGAAGATATATGCTTTTTCAAGATGATTTTTTCAAATTGGTATTAGATAATTTAGATAAAGATGTAATATTTAAAGAGTTTAATGTTGTTTCTCATACAGCACAAGAAGATGATATAGTAATGGGATTATTCGCTATGAAAGCAAAATATTTTAAAGAATTTGAATATACAAATTTTGATTTAGGGTGCGAACAAGAATTAAGAACTTGGATTAATGAAAAGGTTTTACCTGAAGCAATATTAAAAACTAATACTCTATATCTTCGTGTATGTATAGGAGAAGACCACAAAATGGTTGATGTGTAAATAAGTATTTAAAAGTAGCTTCAATTTTATTTTATGCCGACAAGAAAAGAACATCAGCAACAAAAAGTGCAATGTTATTGTGGAATGATAATTGGAAAGTATAAAGTAAAAACTCATATAAAAAGTTGGACGCATCATTATTACGCAGGAACATTAGATAAGTTTAATTCATTAGAAAATAAAATAGACAAATAATATGAATTGTGAATTATGTGGAACTAAATTAAGGAAATGCAAAAGAATTGATATTGTAGATAGAAAAGCACATTTTAGCTGTATTAATAAATTTAATAAAGAGCAATATGATAAGGAATTGGCGGAATTTGTTGATTTTCTTACAGAGCAAGTGAAAAAAATATATATTAAGGAAAATTGATTTAGAAATAATCTTTGTAAAGTATATAGCAATGCCCTCATATACACCAGCACAGAAAAAAGCAATTTACAAATACAGAGAAACACACGCAGAACAATACACAGAATATCATACTACACATTGTAAGCAGTATTATTTACAGAACAAAGAAAAATTAGCAAAAATGAAAAGTAATCTTTATTTTTATCGTAAGGAATGTATTAGATTGAGAAATATTTTATTATTGGATATTTGAATTATTTTTTATATTAAATTGAAATATCTTTAGGAAAAAAAAAACTTTGAATTTGAAATATTGAAATACTTTAGGAAAAATTGTAATATATATATTTTAAAAAAAACAACTTAAAATTAAAATCTGTGTAATGTATATAATGAACCGCCAGTTGAACTCTTTAGGAAAATCCGCTCAAAAAAAATTAAGAGATGTTTTGGGTTTTAAGACCATCAACCAAGCAGTAGAAACTTATGGTAAAGAGTTATATGGTGCGAGTTTTAAGAAGCAAAGGAAATATAGTGATAAGGTTAAGATGGATACATATGAATTAATGAAAGATGAATACAATATAGCTGTCAAAGAACAACAAGTACAGAAGAAAGAACAGAAGAAGGTGATGAAGAAAGAAATGAAGAATAAAGTAAAACTTGGAGATTTGGATAAATTTGTTGAAAAATGGAATAAGAAGAAAAATAAAAAAGATAATAGATTTTCATTTACAATTAAGTCAGGAGTTGCTGATATTAAACATACATTTAAATTTACTTGTATTCAACATTTTCAAAATTGGTTTAAGAAATCAATAGAAGAAAATGAAGTTGATAGTCAAGGAACTATTCAAACAAAAATGAAAGATATATTTGATGGACTTTTAACAATTGAAAATATTAAAATTGTTGGTGGTGGTTGTAATAAGCACAAAGCAGGAACAAAAGAAATAAAATCTTCATTTTACAAATTCAATCTATTTAATCCGTCTTCTATGTTAAATAATTGTTTCTTTAAATGTTTAGAACATATAACAGGTGAAAAAGTAGAAATTACAAAATTAAGAAAACAATTTGAAATACCAACAAATACAGAAATTAATATTAGTGATGGATACAAAATTATTAATGAATTAAAACTAAATATCTCTATTATTGATTATAGCACTAATGAAGAGTTAGATGATACTAAAAAATATATTGTATTAAAAGATAATCATTATTACGCATTAGAAAATTACGAATGTGTTGTATTGAAAAATAAGAAAACAAAAAGAGGTTTAATGACATTTGATTTTGAAACAAGACCAACAGAAGATTTTTATTGTATCAAAGCAACAGGACAAAAGATACATTTATTAAAAGATAGTTTATGTTGTGCATACTATAGACAATACAAACAAGAAGAATGTAAAAATATTTCTTTTGTAAGTAATGGAGAAAAAGCATCATCAAGACAATTAATCGACTGGTTTAATATAGAAAGCAAAGCAGGAAGAACTTATAATGTAATCGCTCATAATGGAGGTAAATTTGATTTTTATTTTTTCATTAGTAGTTTAACAAGTTTAGAATTACTTGAATGTGATTTACAATTTAGAGGAACAACTATTATTTCAATCAATTATAGAGGTCATTTATTTAAAGATAGTTGCTGTTTTCTTACTGATACATTAAGTAGATTATCTAAAAGTTTCAAGATTACAGATGGTAAAATTACTACTATGACTTTAAATAATAAGGAAATATCAAGCGAACAATTATGTTTTTACAAACCTGAATTAACCTTTAATCAGTTTTTAGAATTAGAAAATAATGAACCTGAATTTTGGAGTTTGTATGTAAAATATTGTCATTATGATTGTATAGCATTATTTCAAATTTGGGAAAAATTTACAATCTGTATTAATACTCTGATTGAAAAAATAAATCCATATTTATTATCCAAATGTCCTTTAATGAGTTCAACAACAATAGGTTCTCATAGTAAAAAAATAATTGTAGAAATAAATAAATTTAAAGGTGTAATCAACAAAAATAAAAAAGATTTAGAGACCTTCACAGGTGTATATACTGAAGATAAAGAAAGAAAAATAAATAAAGAAAAATATGAATTCTTGTGTAAATTTAAACGTGGTGGTATTTCAACTTGCAACCAAGCAGGAAAACATCTTTCAGGTATTACTGGCGTTGATATAGCTTCTCAATATCCAGCTTCATTAATTTATTCTAAAATTCCAACTGGAGAGAGTGAATGGATATATGAATATGATAAAAAAAAATATGGGTTTTACTTAATCACTGATATTGTGTTTGATAGTTATTTATTAAAACCTGTAGCATCAGCAATTAAAGATGAGAGCTTAAACTGGGCGACAAATGATATGAAAGAATTATATATTGATTCTTATATGTTAGACTATGTCATTAATAATTATGGATTAAAAAAATTTAAAGTAGTTAAAGGTTTAGTATCAAATCAAGATATATTAGGTAGTAAAATATTTGGTTCATATATTAATACATTCTACAATGAAAAGAAACAACAAGACGCATATTTAAAATCAAAAGATTTTTTAAATTACAATGAAGCATTAAGAACAACAATTAAATTGTATCTTAATTCATTAACAGGTAAATTAGTAGAAAACCCATCAATACATTATAGCTTAGAATTTTTAGAAAAGTCATTAATGAAAACTCACGGAGACGAAGAAATATCAAAAGATATTAAAGGTGATGGTGTATTAAACGGACAAGAAATATTAAAGAATTTTAATGAAGATAAATTTAATGATTGGATAGTTGCAGGGATTATGGTTTATAGTTATAGTAAAAGATTATTGTTTGAATATATTAAATGTCTTCCAAATAATAGTGATGATGTTATACATATTGAAACAGATGGAATTTATTTTAGCACAGACCATTTAGAAAAATTCACAGAGAATTTAAATAATTACAAAGGAGATTATCCTTGTTGTTTTGGTGAAGATTTGGGAAATCTGAAAATAGAAAAAACAACTCAAAGAGGACAGGTTGCTTATTTCCTTGGTAAGAAATTTTACAATATTACACTTAATGATGATTACATTAAAAAACCAAGAGATGATAAAGATAAGAATATATATAGAGTAAAAGGTATTCCACAGACCACAATTAATAATGATGGAAGCAGAAAATATTTAGTTGATACAAAACTATATGAAGATATATATAATGGAAAATCTATAGTAAAAAGTTTCCAAACATTAAAGAAACAATTATTTACACAGAATAGCAGTATAGGAACATTTGTAATGAGTAGAACAATTAAAGCAAATCAAAAATACAATTTATACCATTAAAAAATCAACATCATCTTTGGGAGGGGGCGATGCTGAAAAAAACAGAAAAAAAAAAAAATAATTATTTGTATAATTGCGAATACTTATTTTTAATTAAAATCTTAAGTAAAATTTTGTTTCAATTTTTTTGTTGGGGAAAGATTTTGCAATTTGAGGGAAAATTTTTAATTATTATTGAAGACGCCTAAAGGCGTCCGTTATTTTTACCTTGGGGGGCGGTTCCCGCTCCCCCAAGTTTGAAAAAAATATGGGGGATTTAAAATCCCCCATATTTATTTTACCGAATACGACCTTTTCAGATTTTAGCATAAATTAAATGTAAAGGCTTCGCCGAAAAAAATATGGGGGATTTTAAATCCCCCATATTTCTTTTACTAACACGAATTTTCTAATTTTTAATTTAATTTTTTGCTAAAATTTTATTTCAAATTTTTTTTTGGGATTTTTGGTAGGTCATTTGGGGAAATGGTTGTCAAAATGACAAATACCCCAAAAGTGCCTACAATATATTATATAT